TTAGCATGTTGTGCTGATACAATAACTAAGTCCATTCTATTGCATCCTTCAATCCAAGAAGGATCACATATTGTAGTTTCAATACCAGCTGTTACTCCAATGTTATACTTTCCTACTTTTTGGAATTCATTTGGTACTGTAATTTGCATCCAGATATCTGGTTGCTGTGTTAGTTGAGGTATAATTCTAGAAGCTAAAGATATATTGTTATGATCTTTTAGATATCCAAATCTAGTTCCTCCCCATCTTTGTGATAGTATTTTTACATCGTACTTATCTGTATCGATGATTGATTGTACGAAGTCTCTTGCTCTTGCTCCGTACCCTGAGTAAGTGTCTATGGGACAGCTTACTACTAATGTTGGTTTACTCATAACTAGTATAATAATTTATGTGTGACATACTTTTTTGGTCTCTCTTCTACTTTGAATAGATCAAATCTAGATCTTGGTACAAACTTATTAAATGATTCATCCATTGCTTCGATTACGTTTGTACACATTTGACGTGCTGACATTCCTGATTCATCTGATGTTACCCATTCTCTAGCTAGTAATCCTCTTCTAGTTCTTTCTTCTTTTCCTAAATCATATACTGTACATAGAGCTTTTGCTACATCTTCTGGTGAGCATCTATCATCGTAAATGTAAGGAGTAGGAACTGAACCTACCATTGAGATGTTTGAAGGATAGACAGGCACTGCCCATATTCCATGATCTCTATAAGTACCTCTGTGGTTAGATGGGAAGTCAGAGCTAAAGTCAATCCACTCTCCATTCTCGTCTGTAAATCTCATTTGATCTTGCATACCACCTGTTGTGTTAGCAATAATCATCTTACCTGCCATCATAGTTTCAGTTAGAGATAATCCCCATCCTTCGTTTGAAGTAATAAGCATTCCTACGTCTGCTATATTATAAAGTAGGTTCATTTGTGGAGTATCCAATCTCTCTTGAGAGAAAAATACATTTACATACTTATCATCACATACTGCTTCTCTTACTGCAAAAAGATCTGTACCATTTTCATCTACAGCTTGCGTATGCATTACTAGAGCACACTTTTTAGCTTTCTCTTCTCCTATCATATCACAGAACATTCTGTAAGATAGAATTACATCTCCTGGAGATTTTCTTCTAATGTTTCTAGAGTTGTAGAATGCTACGAATTCAATATCTTTTCCTTGAAATAGATTCTTTTTAAACTCATCTAAGTGTTTAAGATCTTCTACTGAAGTCATTGGAAAGAAATGATCTTCGTTTATTCCATGAGGGACATATTTTAAGATCTTATCCTTAACAGCTTCCCCTAATACAAGTTCATTAATATTCTTAGTTTGTTTCGAGATTGCCATTAACAAATCACATGACTCATAGAAAGGTTTATTGTAAAGAGGAGCTGGATAGTCATCCCAAATGTTTAAGTACATCAAAGGAATTTCATTTCTAATCTCTCTTTCTATTTCAAATAACCAGGTCCAGTATCTTGGATCTGTAAAGATGAAAATAGCATCCGGTCTTTCTTGAGATATTAATCCTCTAATTTGCATTGCATCTCCATAACCATTATTAGGAATAACTTTTACGTCTGAATCCTCTATTCCAGTTATTCTGTTTACCTCTTGTGAGATATCAAATCCCTGTCCTACTTCAGGATGATTGATCGCTGCTCCTAGATTAACCCAATTGAAGTGATGTGAGGTTCCTACGACAATCTCTCTTGCCATAGTTGCGATTCCGGAATGCATCCTAATATCATCGCATAACAGAAGAATCTTTTTGCGTTCTTCTTTTTTTACGTAACGAAACTTTTCTTTCATGTAACTACTTTAATTTAATGTTTGTTTGATTGTGAAGTTTTTGCTTGAAGTCCTCTTCTGTAAGATAGAGAAAAATTGCTCGATCTACAAGCTTTTGTAAAGAAAATTTGTATCGTATACACTCTTCTTTAAATTCTTGAAATAATTCTATTTCAACTTTAACTGATGTTAGTTTTTTCATAATAGTACTTTAAGTTTATATGTATATATAAATATATACTATTTAAGAAAACCTACCGTACAGTACTCTGTACCTTTAAAGTCGCAGAACATACAGTTTGACTTAGATGGTTTCTGTTCATATTGCTTATCAATATACTTACCTTCATTATCAAAAGCATCTTGTATGAACGTAGCTAATGCTGTAGTTGCTTGTCCTCTCTTAATCTTTCCTGAAGGTGGTATAAATTCCTGAATCCTTCTTCCCATTGCTGGATAGTCTGGATCAGCAGGCACTTTTCTTTTTACTATAAAGTACTTTACATCTACCTTATCTACGTCGATGTTAAACTGTTTAGCTAGAAATTCCTTATAGAGAAGTAGCTGAGCTAGTTTCTTATCATCCTTCTTTGCATAATCATTCCATCCTGAAGTAGAAGTTTTGATATCTATGATGATATACTTATCATCTTGTTCATCGTAGAGTACAATATCGATAAACCCTTTAAAGAAGATATTCTTACCTATACTATGTATGAGAGGAATTTCTACTCCTACTAGCTTGACATACTTAGTACTAAAGAATGCTGTGCGTTTCTGCTTAACGTATTTGATTATTTCAATACCATCGTTATGAAACTCAGATAGTTGCTCAGAACTAGAGAAATGCTCTCCGTACTTTTCTTTCTCTAAACCGTAGATTGTTTGCATCTTTTTAAGTAAGAGTGCATCCAGATCCATTTCATTAGACTTTTTTACTGTATCTTCATAAAGGACTGTAAGCCATTCCTGAAGTACTTCATGAAGTGCTGTACCAAAGACTGTATGAATAGAAGGCCTATAAACTTGAAGACCTTTTACATACTTAAGTGCCCATTGGTGTGGACAGGTGTTGTATGCTAAAGTCTGACTGTATGATATAGATTTTTGTGTTGCATAATCTATAACTGGATTAGTAAAATCTCTAATAATACTAACCTCTTTTAGAGTTTTACTTTTCATTAACCCTTTAATGTCTTAATCTCCCTTTTTAAATACCAAAGAGCTTTTTCTAATTCCTGAATAGTATTATCTTTCTTTCCTGCTCTAGAAATATACTTAACAGTATTTCCTAAACAGAAACCTAGATTCCAGGCTTCTATTACTTTAATAGCTTCGTAGGGATTGTCTTTTCCTCCATAGTGTTGAGGATGGTTGACTAGTTCTTTCTTTGGAGTATCTCCATCGATAGTCACAGTAACTTCTCTTTGATTCATAACTTTTACATTTTTATATAACTATAATATAATAAAAAAGGCTTGAATAAACAAGCCTAAAATTTTATTTTATAAAAAGATATCCCGATGTGGCTATCCCTATAAACGTCCCTACTTTATAAAGGAATGTCTTCGTTCTTGATCTTCTTATTTCAGTTTGTAGATCGTGAGTCATGTGTTCGTACTGACCGATTTGAAGTTCATGTTGATGGATGATGTATTTATTATTTTCATCCTTATCTTGTAGAAGCTTAATAATAGTATCTTTTTGTATCCCTATCCCTTCTAGTTTGTAAACTTTGTCTTGAGTAAGTCTTAGTTCTTGTTTGCAGCCATCATACCTAATAAGGTCTTGTACAATTAGTCTTGCAGTTTTAGTTGGTATAAAAACTTTTGTTGTATCTACTTGAGAAAAACTGCTCAAGCTCAGCATTAGAAAACTTACCAGCACTATTAGCTTTTTCATTTGTTTGGTTTTTTACGATTGTTATTGTGTTGTCTATGTGATGTATTTCTTTTGTAATAGAGATTACATTTTGTTTAACTGAGTCGATCTTAGTATCGATCTTTACGTTTACTACTTTGGCTGAATCTATTTTAGTTTGAATTGAATCGATTGTAGTTTTATAACCCTTTACATCTGTTCTAATACTATTTGTAGTAAAAATATTGTAACCTACTAATACTAATACGATAATTAGTAATATGCTTTGTTTATTCTGTAACATCTCTATCTCCTTTATGATTATCTAGTTTATCTAAAATCTGTGTTGCTAATTCATTCTTAACCACTCCTACCATTGAAGCATTTTTTAGAATAGAAATTAATTGGAACACTAAGAATGGAGCCATAATTGTCTCACTTAACCAAGATGTTCCTTTAAATCCTTTTTCTATTGATAATACGGCTGCAAGCATTACTACCCAGAAACCAAAGGTCTTTAGTACACTAAGTGCCTTTCTAGTTTGAAATCCTTCTCTTTTTACTCCTGCCCAGATACCAAAAAACCCATCAGCAAAAACAACCAGTCCTACTGAAAGGAATTGATCTATGTTATCTGCTGTTAGGTGTAAGAAGTACGTACCTATAAATGCGAATGCTGTTGTCAATGATAATGTAATTAATAATGATGTCTTCATCTTATAGGAAACTATTTTACGTATTCGTAGTACTTTTTTGTTTTGTTTAATCTATCCTCCAGCCCATGAGTACCTCCATTAATTCTTTTGCTAATGGATGTAATAGCTGCGTCAGTTATTCCCTGGTCACATATTGACCATAGTTTATTTTTATCAAAGAAGAACAGTGCTGATTCAAATGAATAAGTAGTTGCTACTAAGTCTGGATTAGTCATTATCTCTGGTTTCTTGAGATAGTCTGAAAATGCTTTGTAATTTTCTTTACCCGTTAACTGAAGAGCTCCTCTTCCACGGAATTTCCAACCGTCTCCTGAAGTTGATGGACCATTCCCCATTCTTCCTGCATACACCCTATTGGCAATCTTCTCTGGATTTCTTTCAAAGGGTTTAGCTGTTGCCTCATTTATAAAATATTTTCCAAATGTAGTAACCAATCCTTTTGATGAATAGTTTAAGTTCTCTGTAAATAGTCTAAACTCTCCTGTTTCGTGTGATGTTTGAGCAAAGAAGTGTGCAGCTCTAATGGGAGTCAATTTAAAAAACTCCATTGCTTTTTTCATCGTACCAGGACCAAAGGCACCATCTGGTGTTGCTCCAATCTTTTCTTGTAATGCTTTTAAACTCATGGTGTATCGTCTGTGAAGAAATTAGTTAAGAATTTACCTACTACTCCTAGTGCTAGAGCTACTGCTGCTACCCATTTAAGATCTACATAAAGAGAGTATCCTGTAATGGTTGTACTCACCCCTAATAATGTATCCCCTAACTGTCTCCATTTCTTTGGAGTTGGCTTGTAATAATTACGTGATTTCATACCTATTGCTTTTAAATAAATAGGCATAAAAAAAAGAGACACTAGGTCTCTTTCTTAACGTTTAATCAAAGTCTCACTTAATCCTCAGAGTTCAAACTCTTTAACTCCTGGGGAAGGAATTCAGTGTTGACATGTCCACAGGCCTTACAAGCAAATACTGGTATGGGCATATAGGTAGTCTGTCCTGTTCCTGTAAGTATCCCTGAGGCTTTTCTAATGTGTAGTGCCTCTTCAAAGAAGGTATGACCGCATTTCTCGCATTCTACCGCTTGAGTTTGATCAATCGTTAGATTCATTCTTGGTTGTTCCATTTTCTTGGTTTAATTATTCATTACATAGTTCGTCTACCTTTATGGCATCGGCCGCGATTTGAAACACTACCAATGGTGATAAATTAGGAGAACGGCTCGAGATATTAAGTACCCTCATTAAGAGGTGATCCGTCATGTTGGTATGTTGACTAGCTTGTAGTATCTCTACAATATTGGCTATACTTCTTTGTTGAGGAGTATTCTCTGTGAAGTCTGGCTTTAGTCTTAATTCCTCGTACCTTGCTCTTGAATTCATCTTAGGCTTGCGTTTTTGGTTTCCGTGGGTAGTACTTTCTCTTTTTCTTTGGTTTGGGAGTTTCCTCAATAGGAGTTTCTAAATACTGTGCCACTTGTGCAGTTACCGAGTTTAGATTCTCTTCTTCTACTGTAGTACTCTTTTTTCTACTTTGTAGATAGCTAGCAATTCCTGCTGCTGTGATTAGGGCTACGCCTGCTACTGTAATAATTTGTAATACGTCCATAACTTTAGTTTTTATTAGTTGTTAGATTTTGCGCGTGTCACCTTCGGTGAAGAGAGAGGGAACGCCCCCCTCCCTCACCTCTCGGTTATGCTCTCTGTTCTGCTGTTGAAGCTTTTTTGTAATCTGTGATCAACTTCTTAATCTCTTGAAGAGACTTTCTTGCCTCTACTTGAGATCGTTTTGTTGTTCCGTTGTGTCCGTTTACAAAAGCTTGATACAATTCGTTAATTTGATTAAATAATTCTTGTTTTTCCATTTTTTTATTATAGTTAAGTTAATATTACATGAACTGAGAAGGATCGATTCCTGCTTGTTCATCTTTTGGTTTTATGTTTGTAATAACACATTCTGTAATTAACATCGTTCCTGCAACTGAAGCTGCATTTTCTAGAGCTAGTCTTGTTACTTTAGTTGGATCAATGATTCCTTCTTTAAGCATATCAACATACTCTCCTACTCTTGGATTAAATCCAACCCACTTATCTCCACCTATTAAGTATTCTTCTCTCTCTTCGATTACTTGTTGAGTTTCTCCTGCATTTAGAAGTATTTGTTCGAATGGCTTTCTGATTGCTCTCATTACAATATTGAATCCTTTTTCTTGATCTGGATGAGAAGCTACTAATGGATTTTCGAATAAGTAAAATGCTGCATTTAGTAAAGCTACTCCACCTCCTGGTAATATACCTTCCTCAAGTGCTGCTTTAGTTGCATGAAGAGCATCATCTACTCTATCTTTTTTCTCTTTCATCTCTACTTCTGTATGACCACCTACGTGTATCATTGCAACACCTCCAATAAGTTTTGCTAATCTATCTTGAAGAATTTCTTTCTCATACGGAGAAACAGTATTATCTATCTGATCTTTAAGTTCTTCTATACGTTTTGTAATAGCTTCTTCAGATCCTTTACCATCTACAATAGTAGTATCATCCTTACCTACTGTTACTTTTCTAGAATTACCAAACCATTTGATATCAAACTTATCCAATCTCATCCCTTTTTCTTCCGATACAACAGTACCTCCAGTAAGAGCTGCTATATCTTCTAGTACTGCTTTCTTTCTGTCTCCAAAGTCTGGAGCTTTTACGGCTACTACTTTAAGAATTCCTCTCATTTTATTCACAACCAATGTAGACAAAGCCTCTCCTTCTACATCATCAGCAATGATAAGTAACTCTCTACTTTGTTGTGATACTGATTCCAATAATGGAAGCATCTCTTTTACGTGATGTATTTTTCTATCTGTAATAAGTACTAAAGGATTATTCAATACTGAAGTCATAGTGTTGTTATCTGTAACAAAGTATGGAGATTTATATCCTCTATTGAATTGCATTCCCTCTACAGTTTCGAGATAAGTTTCTCCTGTCTTAGATTCTTCAATAGTAATTAAACCTTCTCTACCAACTTTATCCATTGCAGTTGCAATAAGATTACCTACTTCTGAATCGTTATTACCTGATATAGTAGCTACTTGTTTAATTTGCTCTTCATCAGTTACTTCTTTAGAGTAGTTATTCTTTAAGTACTTAACTACTTCCTTAGTTGCAATATCGATTCCTCTTTTAACTTCTACTGCATTTGAATTTTCTAGTTCAGATAATCCTTGACTATAAATCTCTCTTGCAAGTAATGTTGCTGTAGTAGTTCCATCTCCAGCCAATCTAGCTGATTCAATTGCTACTTGCTTTACAGCTTGTGCTCCAGTATTTTCGATTGGATCTTCCAATTCCACTTCCTTGGCTACTGTCACACCATCTTTTGTTGAGGTTGGGTTACCTCCTTGTTGTTGAATAAAAACATTTCTTCCTGATGGTCCTAATGTACATACAACTGCATCTGCTAATTGATTTACTCCTGAAAGTAACTTCTCTCTAGCGTCTTTTGAAAAACTAATTTGTTTACTCATTTTACTCTTGGGATTCTTTAATGGTTGCTAAAATTTCTCTGTCTGGTGTAATGAAGTATTCCTGTCCTTCAAAATCGATTCTTAGAGATCCGATCTTAGGAACTAGAACTACGTCTCCTACTTTAGCTTGTACTTCAATAAACGATCCAAATTCAGACTGGCGTCCTGGACCTACTGCAATAACTTCACCCATTTCAGGCTTTTCTTTACCCATGTCAGGAACAATTATGTTTCCGTACATCTCTTCTCCTACTTCGATCGGCTTAATCAGCACTCGATCGTTCTGTGGTTGTAACACTTTTGTCATAAACTTAATTTACTTTTTAAAACTTATTTTATTAATATACGAATAAATATACAAAGAAACAACTTCTAATGACCATCTCTCCAGTTTACTGATATCTCTGGTGGAGCTTTTAAATTGACTCCTTCTAGTTTAGTTGTAGATTCCATTATCTCTTGTATGATAGGAGATAGTTCATAAGCTTTATCTTCTGGAACATTAATGATTAACTGGTCATGAACCTGAGCTTGAACTCTACCGTCGATACCCATCTCCTTTAATTTCCTGTTAATCTGTATCGCTGATCGATTAACTACTGCAGCTGCTAATGATTGTAATTGATAGTTTAAACAGTTGTTTAAACCGTTCTTATAATCTCTGTACATTTGCGTTACTGCATCTTTTCCGTAACGTTCTTCTAGTTCTTTTTTGAATCTCCAATCTAAAAGCTGATCTCCATACTTCTCAAAGATCTGTCTTACTTTAGGTAGGTGTCTAATTCGTCCTACTTTATTAGTAATAAATCCATGTTGCTTGGTATGTTCTCTTGAATTAACTCTCCACTCCTTTAATTGAGGAAATCCATCTAGGTAACCTTGAACTAACTTCTCAGCTTCTTTTTGAGATATCTCTAATCCCTTAGCTAATGCAAATGCTTCCATTCCGTAGGCTATACCTAGTGCATATCCTTTTGCTGTATTCCTTTTTACTGGATCTATCTTCTTAAGGAAGTTAGGAGCTTTTTTATCAGGAGATACTCCATCTGGATATTTTACTTTATCGTCATTTAGCTTTTCTGTTTTGATTGCTACAGTAGAGTAGAAGTCCCATCCGTTATTAAAAATCTCTTGTAATCCTATATCGCCTGATACAGATGCAAAACAGTGAGGTTCTAATGATTCGTAATCCGCATCTATAATCTTTCTACCTGGACCTGCAATAAGAAAGGCTCTTACTAGATTTGTATATCGAACAATAATTTCTGCATCCTCTCCTTCTTCTTTAGGTTTAGGTAACTGTTGAGCATCTGAACCATATCGTCCTGATACTGTACCATGTTGTTTAAAGTAGAAGTAGTATTTACCATCTTCTTGTCCATCTAGAAACCTATCAATATAAGTTGATTTAATTTTCAATAACTTATTGTAGATCCTTAAGTTACTTGCCCAAGTATGAGTTTTAGCTAACTCCTCTAACATCTCCATATCAAATTGATCTTGGCCTTTCTTTGTTTGAGTTAATGGCTTAATTCCCATATACTTAAATGCAATCTCACCTAAGTGCTTCTTAGATTGAATATTAAGGTACTCTCCATCGTTAGAGTCTTTCCACATTGACATAGAGATTCTAACAACTTCTAAATCATCCAGTAGCTTTAGATCTCCTGTAAGTAAGAACTGTTTTACGTTACTCTCTTCTAACTCATCAATAGCTTTTTTAGTTAAAGAATACTTCTGAGTCTTTTCACTTCTCTCTAAAGGAAGAGAGTATAGAGTGATTAAATTCTGTGCCCAGTTACCTTTATGAGAAGGTGGATAGGTATACAAAGCTGTATCAACTATCCATTCTTTAGCTTCTGGAGTACTTAATATACTATCGATAACTACTTTTTTATTCAAGTCTAAATCCGTAATAATCTCCTCTCTAGTCTTCTCTAGTAGTGGAAGATCTAATGCTACTCCTAACTCTTCCATAGGAATCGTAACTTCCTTGTATAAGGGCATTACCTCTTCTTCAAAGAAGAATTTCTCTAGTCCTTCTACCTTTAACACTTTTAGGAAGTGATTACAGACTCTGAGAGTTAAATCTGTATCGGCTGCTGCATACTTGGATAGGATCTCCATGTCAGCTTTGTAAATTTCATAGAGGTCTTTTGTAGTTGATCCTCCATTTGCTTTAATCGATTCTTTTAACTCTACTTGTTCCTTATTTGCTGCTTCTTGAACATCTAATCCTATTTCTTCCTGGATAGAGATTGCTAGAGGTTTTAATCCGAATACACCCATACCAGCTCCCTCTTCCTGCACCGTATGAACTAGTAAAGCTGTATCTACCCAAAGATCTTCTAGAAGAGATATTCCGTAGAAGTTCTTAGTAATTCGGCAGTCAAAAGAAGCATTATGCATTACTAGTTTCTTTCCCTTAAGCATCGGAAGTAGCTTCTTAGTAATATCATGTGCTCCTTTACCACCGATATGACATTCCTCTAATTGTTCTGTTTTCGTATTCCATTTCTGAGTAGGAAGATAGAATCCTAATCCTTCCTCTCCTGATACTGACCATCCAACAACCCTGTCTTTTCTTACATTTATTCCAGTAGTCTCAGTATCGTAAGCAATAACCTCTGACTGGTTAATATGCTCGATAAGTAGGTTAACCATTTCAATACTGTCAACGTGGTAGTACTTTTTTTCTATTTGCATAACTAATTTTTGTATACTTAAATATAAGAAAAAAGTTGGAAGGATCCAACTTTATTCAAACTTTTTCATAATTATATTTGTCTCTACTGGAAGCCATACTCCGATAGCTCCGTTCTTGAGATGAGACGTTTTAATATTTCCTTTATTAAATCTCTCACTAATATAGTTTCTCATTTTATTTACGCTATAGAAGTAGATATCTTTTGTATAAACACTGAAGTTAAATATCCAATCTGACTTAGTTGTATGGAACCATCCTAGCTCTCCTTCTCTCTTATAGAGTTCTAAAAAAGCTAAATTGGATTCTGAGATACTTGTTTTTACGTCTGCTCTATCCCAAGCACCAGTCTTCTTATTTAAGAACTCTAAGTCTAACCCTTTTTGTTGATAGGCTTTATAGTCATCGTAATCTGTCAAATCCCTAACTTCTGTATAACCCTTTAGAGCATCAATAACAAATTTCTCTCCTACTTGACCTTTTCTCAACTTATCTTCAAAAGTCATTGGAGTTATATTCATTACTGTTGCGATGTTTTTTCAAATAGAATTTTTGTATCCTCATAATTCTCTGCTAGAATATCTATGAGTGCCTGCGATGATGCTCTTACTGAATGTATATCTAATCCTCCTCGTCTGTTGTAGATATCTGCTACAAAAAGTTCTTCTGGTTTAAACTTTTCTAATAACGTAGTATAGATTATTTCAGTTACATTCTCATGAAAGTGCTGAGAGTCTCTAAAAGAGATTATATACTTTGTTAAAGACTCTTTTGTTGGTAAACTGTTTCCTTTAATAAAAATATAACAATTTCCTGTATCCTTTTGATTTGTAATCTCACAGTTACTTCTTAAGTTAGCTGTATGAAAACTTAATCCAGCTACGAAGTATTTCTCTTCAGCTGCTTCTAGTAAGTTTGCATTTTCGTTATACTCGCTTAACTCATATTCGTAATCATCTACATTATCAAAGAAGTCATCGAAAGGTGTTTGCACAAACTCTGCCGTATGAGCTATATGAAGTGTAACCTCTACATCGTCTATTAAGGCTTCTGAAAGATCCTTTTTAACAACTTCCTC